TTCTTCTTCAAACCAATACAAGACGGAATGGATAGACCTAAAACAGAACTTGCCTACAGAGTGCCAGCATCAAAACTTACAAGAAAAAACATTGAACAAAAGCAAACAGATGAGTTGGCAGGACTCGATACCACAATTGACTGGAAAAATACTGGCGACAACTCCTACGATGGAGAAAAGCTTAGACTCCTTGTACATGATGAATCTGGGAAGTGGGAACGTCCAGATAATATCCTCAACAGTTGGCGTGTCACTAAAACTTGTCTTCGATTAGGGAGAAGGGTTATAGGAAAATGCATGATGGGCTCTACGTCTAACTCTTTAGATAAAGGTGGGGCAAATTTTAAAAAATTATTTTACGATTCTAATCCTTTAGAAAGAAATGCTAATGGTCAAACAAAAACAGGATTGTATAACCTATTCATTCCTATGGAATGGAACATGGAAGGGTTTTTAGATAAGTACGGTCATCCTGTTTTCAGGACTCCAGAGACCCCAGTTGTTGATATTCATGGAGAATATGTTTATCAAGGAGTTTTAGATTATTGGGAAAATGAAGTAGAATCTTTGAAAAGAGATCCTGATGCTTTGAATGAATTTTACAGGCAATTTCCAAGGTCAGAGAACCATGCTTTTAGAGATGAGTCTAAAAATAGTTTATTTAATTTGCAAAAAATATACGAGCAAATAGATTATAATGACACAAACGGAACATATAGTTATGTTGATAGAGGAGATTTTCATTGGGAAAATGGAGAGAGAGGGACAAATGTTGTGTGGACACCAACAAGAAATGGGAAATTTTATGTAACTTGGTTGCCACCTAAAGAATTAAAAAACAATGTGCGTCGAGACAATAACAAATATTATCCACTTAATGTTCATATTGGTTCTTTTGGTTGTGACAGTTACGACATTTCTGGAGTAGTTGGAGGTAGCGGATCTAAAGGAGCTCTGCATGGTTTGACAAAAGTAAATTTTGACAATGCACCATCAGAGTTGTTTTTTTTAGAATACATAGCAAGACCTCAAACAGCAGAATTGTTTTATGAAGATGTTTTGATGGCCTGTCATTTTTACGGCATGCCAATATTAGTTGAAAATAATAAACCTAGATTGTTATATTATTTGAAAAATAGAGGTTATAGAGCATTTGCTATGAATCGTCCAGATAAATTAAAGAATGATTTATCAAAATCAGAAAAAGAATTAGGTGGGATACCATCATCACAGCCAGTTATTTCTGTTCATGCAGAAGC